AGAACCCAAATTGATTGAGTGGGGTAAGCCTTCTGTCTGGGTTAGTAACACAGACCCACGGGACGAAATGAGTGCAGCAGATATTGATTGGATGGAAGGAAATTGTATTTTTGTGGAGATTGACTCGGTTATCTTTCATGCCAATACAGAGTAGCTGTAGGCAACAATCTAAGTTCGTCGTCTTCTGATCCACCTGTTCCACATGTGAAAAAATCTAAAACATAAACATCCCCCATTGAACGTGGGGTATTGGCTGAATAAAACTTGTTCTGGATGTCGAGCCCATCCTCGTCCTCGTTGTACACCAAATTCTTGTTGAAGGGGTACCAATTCCTGGAGGAAGTGATAATGCCCCTGTCGTTGCCTGATCGAATGTGTCGTTGCTTGTCAGAGATGACACGTATACGATCCGAGTTTGTCTTAGCGTCAAAGTTCGAAGTGTAATCCTTGCCTGGGTTACCCTTGAAGATTGCTGCCTTGACTTGCTCACCAATGGACACAGTCCGTGGGTCAGCCGTGTCATTGAGGCGTGCATAGTACCTTGCAAAGCCCTCAGATGACTCGAAGTAAAATTGCCCTACTCCGTGGGTGGGTGATTCGGTGGTGATGAGATCCTGGCCCTTGTACGTAAAAACAATGCGCCTCCATATCCAGGGCTGGGGGGACCCTGTCAAGATGGTGATCTTCTCCTTCAGGCCTCGCATGTAGCAAGTGGTTGCAGTGCGCATGGCTGAGTCGTTGACCGTGGCTGCATTACCGTCCGGGGTGAGCTTGTCTCGTGCAGTAGCGATCCAAAGAAATTCCCAATCCTGGTCACCGGTCATGACGATTGGACCGTGGGTTGCATCGTTGTTGAAAGGTGTGCCACCCCATGACCGCATGTTGTCCTGCTTTTTACGCGAGGTTACATTGAGTATGCGCCTTCGACTCATACCTGCAGCTCGCTTGCGAAATGGGGCCGTGCGACGCCTGCGGACTGCGCGCGTGGTGCGAACTCGTCCTGCGACTGGTCGCTTGAGGAAACGGGCGTTGCGACGAAGGGGACGTGCTTTGCGTCTGAAGACAGCCATGATGATTGCAGGATGCAAAGTTCAGACTGTGATCAGAAATGCGAAGGGGTCCACCTCTATATATAGTGAACGGTGTCACCGTCACTGGATGTAGAATCTTAGTTTCATCCAGTTTCCAGTTGTGACACCTCATGCCAAGCAACTTTGATTTTTATGCCAGATATGGACTCTTCACCTACTCTCAGTGCTCCACTCTCTGTGGCCAGGCAGTGTCTGACCTATTTGGAGAGCTTGGAGCAGAGTGCATCGTCGCCAGAGAGCATCATGCTGATGGGGGGACTCATTTACACGTTTTCGCGGATTTTGAGAGAAGAAGACGCTTTCGACGAGCCAATTTTGCTGACATACAAGGATATCACCCAAATATTGTCAGCTCATACGGAACTCCATGGGATGGCTACGACTATTGTATCAAAGATGGCGACGTTGTCGCAGGAGGCCTCGCGAGGCCTGATGAGCGACGTGGAGATGGACTATCTCAGAAGGACAAACACTGGCATCAAATCGTGGCTGCGCACTCTAGAGAAGAGTTTTTTGAACTCCTGCGAGATCTTGCTCCTGGCGACTTGGCCAGATGTTTCCCTAGTCTTTCCAAATTTGCTGACTGGGCGTATGCAACGCCTGAGCTTGTTTACGACGGACCGTCTTTTGATGACCCTAGATTTGACACATCAAGATACCCAGAGCTTGATTTGTGGCGTTTGGGACTTTGTGAAGCTGTGGCTGGAGAACGAGGTAAGTCTGCCCCTCGTTTATTTTTTTTGAAAAGCAAAGAACGTGTTGCCCCCCTCCCTGGGCCCCTTGCGGGACCACGGGGGGCCTTCTGGAGGCTTACGCCTCCTCTCGCTCAAGCCTCCTTCGCTTCGCTACGGATGTTTCGGCTCACGCGTGTTAGGTCGAACGAAATCGTTGGTGCTTTACGGACGAACTCGAACAGGCAAGACGACATGGGTCCGTAGTCTCGGCAACCACTTATACTTCGGAGGGCTCTTTAGCGGAAGTCTTGCCCTCAGTGGAGACAGAGGATTGCACCTGTTTGCTGTGTTCGACGACATCAGAGGTGGAATCAAATTCTTCCCAGGATTCAAGGATTGGCTTGGATGCCAGCGAAACTTCATGGTCAAGGCACTCTACAGAGAACCCAAATTGATTGAGTGGGGTAAGCCTTCTGTCTGGGTTAGTAACACAGACCCACGGGACGAAATGAGTGCAGCAGATATTGATTGGATGGAAGGAAATTGTATTTTTGTGGAGATTGACTCG